GTTCGTAGACCTTAGGAGGCGTTTATGCTACAAGAGAAGCCTCCATTAGATGAAATTTATCACTTCGGTGTTAAAGGCATGCACTGGGGTGAACGTAAAGAAGAAGTTAAAAGTCAGCTCGGTGCCTACAAAACCAGAAAACTGCAAAAGATTGGTCATCGAGCTGTTAGAGAAGCAGAGACCACAGCAGCTCTCATAGGATTATCAGCTCTAGGTGTTGCTTATATTCGTTCACCTAAAGCTCAAGCTGTAATGGGCGTCCCAACGAAGGCTGCCGTCCGTTATTTAGCTAAACCAGATAATCGACGAAAAGTAGGTCGGTTTCTTAAGGGTAGTTACATCGTCTACACGAAGATTAGTTAGGGGGTGTAATGCTACATCAAGAGAAACCCACACTAGATGATCTTACGATTCAACATTTCGGCGTCCTTGGGATGCGTTGGGGAATTCGTAGGCATGCAACTGGCGGAGAAATTCGAGTTGCTCGTCGTAGTGCAGCCAGAACGGAGATGGCTATTGAGGACGCTAAAGCCAATGTTCGCGCTGGTCTAGCGGCCAAAGACACCATCGCGCAAGCGAAACTCGCACATCTTAACAATCCTGATCGAGTTATAGCAACTCGCATCACTCGAGGTGAGATGGCCGTCTCTGCGATTTTACTTACTCCTCTTCCTGCGATGGTGTTAATCACGGGAAGTCAGTTTAAGTCTCGAGCGATTGAAAGCAGACAGAAGGTCGGCTACTACAATCGTTTCGATAAGTACCACCAACAGCAAGAAACAAAACGAGGGAGAGGAGGTGGATAGATGACAATGCTGCATCAAGACAAACCGGATCTTGACGACACTCTTCTCGAGCACTTCGGAATCAAGGGTATGCGTTGGGGCGTTCGAAAGGCTCCTGCAGCTGGGCGAGGCTTTACACTCAAGCCTGGTCGATCTACGGGTGAAGTCCGAGTTGCACGTAGAAACGTTCGAGCTGTAGGTAGAGCTTCGATGAAAGAGAAAGCTAAGTTTGTCGTAGGTAAAAGCTCGATGGAGAAGGTTCATGAGAAGAAGCTTACATTTCTCATGCATCCAGATCGTTCAACAGCCGCTCGTTTGACGCGAGGTGAGACTGCGGCTCTAGCTATTCTTGGTCAGCCCGCACTCATTGGCGTAACTCAACTCAATTCTCGACTTATCGAGTCGCGTCAGCGAGAAGGCTATCAGAAGCCCGGAACCAATCGCGCTCGAGTTCGTCTTGTCGGCGGGTAAATCCTATCGGTGATATTCCAGAGAGGAGGTGATCATGGAAGAAGAAAGGTCAGGGATTGGCACTAGAATTCGGCATGCATGGAATGCGTTCGTAACCCCTAGCACTGATCCTAGAGGTAGTGCATATTCCAGCGAAGTCGCCTATGGTGGCCGACCGGATCGTGCGCGATATTCTATTACTAATGAACGATCGATCATCTCCTCTATCCTCACACGTCTCAGCATTGACGTGGCTTCTGTCGATATTCGTCATGTGCGAACTGATGATGAGGATCGTTATCTTGAAGATGTCACTAGTGGTTTGAACAATTGCTTGACGCTCGAAGCCAACATGGATCAAGCTGCTAGGCATTTTCGCCAAGACATTGCTATGACATTGTTTGATCACGGCGTCGCTGCAATTGTTCCTGTCGACACGACGCTGGATCCAGGTGTTACCGGCGGTTTCGATATTCTAACAATGCGAGTTGGTAGAATTGTATCTTGGATGCCTGATCGTGTTCGTGTGAGTCTATACAATGAGGCCAAAGGTCGTCGAGAAGAAATTGTTCTCGAGAAGAAATACGTTGCGATTGTTGAGAATCCGCTATATTCCGTGATGAATGAGCCGAACTCAACTCTTCAGCGACTTACTCGGAAACTCAGTCTTTTGGACGCAATTGACGATCAGTCTGCTTCTGGAAAATTGGATCTCATTATTCAGCTTCCTTATGTCATTAAGTCTGAATCACGTCGCCTGCAAGCTGAAGAACGACGGAAGGATATTGAGTTCCAACTCACGGGTAGTAAGTATGGTGTAGCATATACCGATGGCACCGAAAAGATTACTCAACTGAATCGACCTGTTGAAAACAATTTGTTGAAGCAGATCGAGTACCTAGTCGAGATGTTGTATGGTCAACTTGGCCTTACCGCAGAAATTCTAAACGGCACGGCCGACGAGAAGGCCATGCTGAACTACAACAACCGAACGATTGAGCCAATTGTTGCTGCCATCGTAGATGCTATGAAACGATCGTTCCTTACAAAGACTGCTCGTACACAGAAGCAATCGGTCATGTACTTCCGTGATCCGTTCAAGCTTCTTCCGCTTAGCGAGATCGCCGAAATCGCGGACGTATTTGCTCGTAATGAAATTCTGTCATCGAATGAGATTCGTCAGCTTATTGGTAAGAAGCCGTCTAAGGATCCGAATGCTGATGCGTTGCGTAACAGCAACATGCCTCAGCCTAATGGTCCGGTTCCTGTTACGACGGATGCTACACCAACTGATGCCGCGGTGACTGATACTACCGCTCAACCGACCGACACCACCGGTGTAATGGCACAGTCGTTTGATGCAATAGACTCGGCTATTGATGCAGCTTTTCAAGGATTGGGGTGAGATGACATACACTCTGCCTAAGGACTCGTATTTACTACATGGGAGTCCGGATGACTACAGTCCTGCAAAAGCTCACGAGTATTACATGAGATCGAGAAAGCTACACCCACGAACCGGTGGAGTAGCTAGACAACCGGTTGGTCGAGGCAAAGCGGTTAAGAAAACTGTCAGTCAACCTACTAAAGTAGCTAAAGTTAATCCACAGTTGACTGCACAGAGAGCTTATGCTGCAAAACGCGTTTCCGAGCTAACGGCTAAACTAGCCGATTTGACTGCTGAACTTCAGAAAAGGCTAGCGAATGCTAGTAAACCAAAGGCAAAACGGACGCGAACTTCAGCAGACAAACAAAAAGCAACACAGCAGTCTAAGAAGTATCGTACTACGCATAAACAGCAAATAGCTAATAAACGTAAGCAGCATGCTACAACAGATAGATTTTCTTCTTTGTCTACTGATGAAATTAAGCGAGAAATTGTTAACATCAAAGCATCACTCAAGGCAGCAGTAGCTGCGCAACGGCAACAGCTAGCCAACGGCCACGGCCGTTAACACTTTAGGAAGGGAGACAGTCGCGTGAAGCCTTATTTCAGCGGCTACGCCACGAAGGCAGGTCTCAAGGGCTCCGACGGCCGGACAATTACGCCTGAGGCATTCAAGCACATGGACGGTAAGACCGTTCCGCTTGTCTGGCAGCACGGACACAATGAGCCCGCCAACGTTCTGGGTCACGCCGTTCTCGAAGCTCGAGATGACGGCATGTACTGCTATGGTTTCTTTAACCAGACCCCCTCGGCAAGTCAAGCCAAGGCGCTTGTTCAGCACAAGGACATTACGTCCCTGTCCATCTACGCGAACCAGTTGGTCGAGAAGGCCAAGCAGGTCTTTCACGGAGTCATTCGTGAGGTCAGCCTGGTTCTTTCAGGTGCCAATCCTGGCGCTCTGATCGACAACGTTTCCGTCGTTCACGGTGACAACACCACCGATATTCTGGACGACGAGGCGGTTATTTACACCGGCCTTCGTCTTCAGCACGACGATTCTGAAGATGTTGATGCTGCAGATGATTCAGAAGACTACGACGATGAGGAAGACGACATCGAGCACGCAGTTAAGGATGCTGAAGACCTCAAGGATGGTGGCGCAGATGACGCCTCTGAGGGCGACGCCACTATTCAGGATGTCTACGACTCCCTGACTCCTCAGCAGAAGCAGGTCGTTCACTACATGATTGGTGCTGCTCTGGAGGCAGCTCCCGCAAGTTCCGCAAAGCACTCCGAGCAGGATGACGAGGATGACCTCGCACACGATGACATTGACCAGGAAGGACAGAACCGTATGAACGTCTTCGAGCGCGGCGGTAAGACCGCTAAGCACGGTGCTATCGGCGGGAACGATGACGAGGGTGTCGTTCTTTCCCACTCTGATGTACAGAGCATCGTTGAGGAAGCCAAGAAGATCGGCTCTCTCAAGCGCGCCGTTGAGAACTATGCTCTTCAGCACGGCATCGAGAACATCGACGTGTTGTTCCCGGAAGCCAAGAACATCGACAACGAGCCCCAGTTCCTGGCTCGTCGCACCGAGTGGGTTGCTGGTGTCCTCAATGGCACTCGCCACACCCCGTTCTCGCGTATCCGTACTCGTTCGGCCGACATCACGCACGAAGAGGCTCGTGCCAAGGGTTACATCAAGGGTAACCTGAAGAAGGAAGAGTTCTTCGGTGTTGTGAAGCGTGTGACCACGCCCACCACTGTCTACAAGAAGCAGCAGCTTGACCGTGACGACATGCTCGACATCACGGACTTCGATGTTGTGATGTGGCTCAAGGGTGAGATGCGTCTCATGCTCGAGGAGGAAATTGCTCGCGCGATCCTCATCGGTGACGGTCGCGATGTGTCCAACGAGGACAAGATCAAGGACCCGGCGGGTGCTTCCGAGGGTGCCGGTATCCGTTCCATCCTGAACGACCACGAGCTGTACGTCACGCACGTGAACGTTGCACTTCCGGCTACCAATGCGGATTACAACGACGTCGTCGAGGCAGTCATGCGTGCGCGTCGGTTCTACCGGGGTACTGGTGTTCCGACCTTCTACGCTACGACGAGTACTG